TAGCCATATCTTCTGTTACTTCTGCACCTAATCTAGCAAACATTTTTATTACAGCAGGATTATTACCAGCTTCAGTATTCATTAATTTTTTAATATCATCATCACCATATACATCTAATGCTCTTTGTGCGGCTCTAACATTTTTATCATATTCAAAACCCCATTCTTTTTTTAGATTATTTTCTGTTTCTTCTCTTTGTACAGCAACTTTACTTGGTTCAGTAGAAACTTGATTATCAATAGCTTTCATTTGATAATCCATAATTGCATTTACTTGTTCAGAATTTAAACCAATTTTATGTGCTACATTTTTGAATTGTTTTACATTCTCATCTTGAAAATACTCTTTATGAGTTTCTGGTATATTAATTTCATATTTTTCAGGAGTTTCTGGTCTGCCTAATTTTCCGTATAGTTCAGATTTTTCTTCATCAGTTTTAGGTATAGGTATTCTACTACCTAATTCTTTTTGTTGATGTACTACTGTTTTAGCAAGACTTTCAACATCTTTAAAATTATTAAGTGTAGGGTCATTTCTTAAATCGTCAGGTAGCGTGGATTTCCAATCTTGGTTATCGCTGCTACCTTCAGACCCAAGAAAAGTATTATTACTTTCTTCGGTTACCTGTTCGGTTTGAACGGCCGTCATTTGTTCATCAGACATTTTTATTCTCCTTTATTAGATTGATTATTCTGATTAATACCGATCTTTGTCCTTCACGGTATGCTGTTTCATATGGGTTCTCTTTAAATGAACCTCTATGATAATAAGCAGACGTTAAATCTGCTAATACTCTTTCACCTTCTTTAGATGAAAATGTAATTTGATAATCTTGTTTTAATTGTTTTAAATCGTCATCACTATCAGCCATATTATTCTGCCATACCCATATCATCAGACATATTATCCATAGCTGATTGTACATTAGGGTCTGCTAATTTTTTAGTAGCATCAGCTGATGTATTCATAGCTTGTGCTTCTTGTTGTGCTTGTTGAGCCATTGCAGCTTGTTGTTCTGCTTCTGCTTTTGCTGCTCTCATTTCTTCTACTTGATCTGAACTTCTTAAAACAGTTTTAGGAACTCCTAACAATCTTGCTCTCATTCTAATAGCTTCATCATGGTCAATGTTATCCATAATTGATGGATCAACTTGTCCAATGTTCATTGCTAATGTATATAATCTTTCAATAGCAACTGCTTCTTCCATTCTTTGAGAACGTGCTAAAGGCCCGACATATTCTATATCTATTTTACTGTCGCCAATAATTTCTGGTGCATCTTTAAAAGCACCTGCTCTAAACATAATTCCAAATACTCTTTCAATTAATGGATTTAAAAATTCAGTTTGGAAACGACCTAATGTTGGCCCAAGTAATCTTTGCATAAGTTCATATCTAACTTGAACTTCTGTTGCTGTCATTTGTGGGCCATCTTGTAATTGTAATTGATCTGAATAATATGCTTGTCTAATAGCAGTTCTTAATTGACCTTCTTTCATATCTGTAATTTGCCAGTTAGCACCAATCTCTAATGGTTTAACTGCACCATCATGTCTAACAACTGTAATACCAGCAGGTGTCATTCTAACTCTACCAATTACTCCGTCATCTTGAACAAGTAATGGTGGATCAATTGCTTTTGCCCATGCTTTTAATCCTATTTCAACTGCTTTGTTTAAAGTTTTAATATCTGGTAATGCCATTAATGCAACACCTCGACCATAAATTTCACCTGTTGCTTTAGACCATCTTGGAACTAAATATGGAAATTCGTTATAACCACCAGTACGAACAACCATTTTATCTTCTGTGCAAACATGACAACTATGTACTGGTAATTTTGTATTTGATTTACCTACTGCTCTTTCATAATCTTCTGTTGGTTCAACTGCGTGTATAAAATTAAATTCTTTGTCTGGTTTTTCTTTTACAGATTCTAATATTTTTTCACCAACATTTTCTTCACCAAATTCTTGAACAGCTTGTCTAGCTGATATTTTATACTTACGGTACACGGTATCAACCATGCCGTTTACACTTTCACCTATGTAGTATTCTGAAATATGAAGTGTATTAAAATGGATTCCACCTTCTTCAAATCCTTCATTTGCTTCTTCAACAAACAAGCAACCTGTACCGATAGACGTTAAGTCTAAGTACATTTCATGCACTTCAGTATTAAAATTGCTGTCATTAAATGCTTCGTACATACGCTGTGCAGTATCTTCTAACCACAACTGTACTTCACGATCTTCGTTTAATTCACGGCTTCGTAATTTTAATGAGAACCAAGATAGGGATGGGGATGTTAATGTGCCTTGCAATGATGCAGACAATAATGTGTTTGCTGTAATGGCTGTGCTATCGAATAAAACTTCAGTACGTTTTTCGCCCCTTGATCTAACAAAGGTTATATCTGCCTTTCGTGGCATTACATAATCAAGTATTTCTTGCCAATGATCTTCCCACGTGCCACGTGCAGAAGCCATTATGCTTTGCCTTTTTTTTACATATTGAAATGGCGATACGTTGTTTTCCATTATTTCAATGTACCTCCAAGCATTGTTTTACCTGTGGTCGCTTCTTCTTCAACGCCCATACCAGATGTTAAAACTGTGCCGTACATACCACCCTTTTTAGACGCTAACATTTTTGCTTTTTCAGCAGCTAGAGAAGCCTCTTTTTTCTTTGTGCTTTCTATCATTTCAGAGTCTACTGGGGGCGGCATACTTGGTGCTGATTTCATACCCATTTGCATTCCCCTTTTAGTATTCCGTAAAGAGCCGCATCTACATACGTGCCATCTACTTTCATTACTTGCCTGATAACTCCTTCTTTTACAAATCCTGTACCAGCCAATAGTCTTTCGTTTCTATCATACCCATTAACACACATAGCACTCATTCTATGACATTTACATTGGTTAAAGGCATAATCAAACATTAATCTTATATTTTTTCTTTGGCATACCTTTGGATTATCTAACGCCAAATGAACAAATATGTTATGTCCATCAAAGTCAGAAAACAAAAGGCAACCTTGTATTTCTCCACTTTCTTCATCAACAAACGCAATATGTCTGTCGTCTTCTAGCAACTCTCTTGCAATATGTGCTTTTGGTGCAATCCACTCAAAGGCTTTTTGCCTTATTGAATCATCTACACATGATACAATCATATTAAGCTACTTTGGTTTTCTTCTTAACAACTTTTTCTTTTCCGCCACCTAAAACAGTTTTACCAACATTTGCTTCTTCAGTAATCCCTTCTGAACTTGTAAGCATAGTGCTTCCACCATAACTTCCACCAGATTTTAGATTTGCTTTTTTAGCAGTTTGCGGTGCTGCTGCTGTTTGTGCTGTTTGTGCAACTGGCGGTGCTTTTGGTTTACTTATGCCAACTGCTTTTGAAATTGCTCTTACTACTCCACCCATAATGTTATCCTTCCTTTAATTAAAAACGCTAAATTCACTGTCAGAAAATATTTGGGTAGGCTCATAATTTTTAACTCTCGCCCTCCTAACACTCATAACAGCGTATCTCATAGCAGATATTACATCGTCATTTTTAGCAACGATTTTTCCATCCTTCCGATGATACATACGCATTTCTTCTAACAGTCTACCCTGATTATTAAAAATTTTCAATCTATTAGTCTGAAACCTTGTATACATCTCCTGAATGCCTGCTTCTACCGATATACCACCTGTGTGATCTTTTTGACCTTGTTGTGGTGGATTGGTAAAATGTTCACGTGTCATGTTTACACCTTCTGACCGATATTGCTCTGTTAATGACTTACCAGAACCTTTATCTGCTTGTCTTCCGTCCATAGGCCAAATCACAGGAATAAACATACCCCGTGCTTTTATAGCACTTGCATGAATAGGCACTGCTTCTTGACGCACAGAATAACTATCATAAATATAGATAACATCGCTATCTCTATCCCAAGCAACCCATGCTGCTGCTGTTGGGTGATCCCAACCAAAATCAAGCCCACATAATCTAGGCCAATGTGAAGGTATTTCTATTGGGTCGCAAATCATGTCATCTTCTGCCATAGGAAACACAAGACCAGAACCTAGTTGTGGAATGCCCCGTTCACGCATTTTACGCTCATGGGGTGGTAACGCAGAAAGAATCTGCTCTCGCACATCGGGAGTCATGTGAGGCGCATCATCCCACCCTGCCTGAAGCAAGGCTTGCCCTTCTCTAAGGTCATTGACAAACTGCGTTACCGTGTCTGTCATACCGTTCTCTGGCGTGAATGTCATATACACAATCCCACCTTTATCAGCGGTACGAGTTAAACTTTGTGTGTAAATAGATTGTGGCGGTTCTTCGTCTAGCCAAACAACATCAACCGATTCACCCATCCATTTTTCTTTACCCATTTCGTATGCTTTAAAAGCTAAACGTGAATAACCCCCTGTTATGTGTTTAATGACAAGACTATTCATAGCATTAGGCACACCTGCTTTACGCACTGTATCGCCAATTAATTTTAATGGAATAGAACCTGTACCTTTAGCTGTAGGGTCATCAGGTTGCCCAACTAATTCTTTTTGGCAAATATCACGGGTAGTTTCATTTGATGCACCACCTGCCCACGCTCTAATAGGTCTTGTAAATTTTTTGCCTTCCCACCAATCAGGGTATAGTCCTGTAAGATGGTAGGCCATTTCCATAGCCCCACTAAAAGATTTGCCAATACGGTTGCCAGCCATAAGCAATCTTTGTTGTGCAACAGTATTGTGAAATTTTTTTTGATATTCGTATGGGCTGTAATCTGCCATACGATTTGTGACTTTTCTGTGTTCTAATTCTTTGGCTATTTTTACAGCCCTAGCTAATACATCTGTCATTATAATTTACTTAAATCATCACTATGTACCATAATCCAAAAACCCTTGCGATTTTTTTCGCATAGTACAACTACTGGTGTTTTGTTTTCTTTATCTGCCATAACCTTTGTATCATCCCACAAAGTTACCGCACTGTGTTTTTGACGCAGTTTACATTCTATAAATAGCTTGTCGTGTATTACGTCTGCACGGGTGATCTTGCCGTTACCACCAGACAAGGGTGTACGCTCACCGCCAAAGTAAGCAGCCACTTGTCGTTCCCTTTGTTTCCACGCTTTATCACCCATAATTTAGATAGCATACCTACATATTAACTAATGTTCAAGTAGTTAACAAAGGTTAATACATAAAATACCCCTACGCTGTGTGAAAAGACCCATTGTGTAGGGGCAAGCACGGGCGTTTGGGGGGGTGGGGGTGCTGTGTGGGCTGCGCTGGTGGGCAATTGTCAGGGCATGGGGATTCTGTGGGCTGCTGGCGACACAATATCAGGGCAGGTGTAGTGTGTTTCCCTAGTGTATATGTCAACGCCTAACAGACAAGACCTTATATAGTCCAGCCGCTAGCCAGTTGCTGCCAGTGTGCGTGTGTGTGTGGACGGAACGTTATTTCTTGGGATGTTGGGGCTGCTAAAGGTTGGACGTTGTGTAGTGTCTTACCCTATAGGTGATGAAGCATAACTAGTGGCTAGTGTCTGTCACCTTTACTAGACCGCCCCCGCCTAGCTGTTCAAGCAAGTGGTCAAGTTCTGTTTGCAGTTCTACATCGGTTTGCTGTTTGGTCACATCTTCTACCTTGTGGACTGTCTGGTATCCTGTTCGATCTAAGATGCTATTGATTGCCCCTAGCTTTACGGATGCTGATACCTTGTCATCAGTGATTAGGCTTTGTAGCTTTTCAACCGCCATGGGTACAGCGTGACCTAGTGCCGCCCGTGTTGCGTCATCTATCTGCTGTGCCAGTTTCTTTTTGAGTTCATAGCCCTGCTGCTCTGCTGTTGCTGGTGAGTATCCCGCAGCGATTGCAGCACGTGTGGCATTCCCCGACTGACTAAAGTTTTCAATGAAGG